ATCGCCGCCCGAATGTTCTTGCAAGCGTCCTTGTCAGCGATCCCAAGGTGATGGGTAAAAAAATTGGCAGTAAAGTAGTCGATGAATTTCTTCGCCTCTTCAGCATGCAGCGCAGCCAACGACTCCAAGAGCGACCACAGGCCAACCGTTATGAGCGGAGCATGATCTTTCAGGGATAGCTGAACACATGAGACATATAGCGAAGTCAGCTTCTGACTTTTCAGCGCGAATAGCGCCGTGTCGAGGGTCGCATTGCGTCCAATTGTTTGGCGAACTGGGGTTTTGGCTTGAGGCGCCGGAGCGGGCTCGGGATCAACGACGGGTGCCGGGTCAGCCGGCACCGGTGGATTGCTCTGATCGGCTGCCGCTGGTCGGAACATTGCTAAAGGGTAGGCTGGCGCAAGTGTGCGGTCGCATGGCACCCTGTTCATCAGCTTTGCAGCGTACTCCTTTATATCATCCGAGTCCGAGCGGGATGAGAGTTCCCCGCTGCGAACATCATCCAAGAATGCACTGAACAGTTTCGCAAATTCGTCATGTGGAAGGCGCACTACGAGAGCCTTATCTTTTGTGCGCTCAAGACCCAAAGCTATTCGCATCGTAGGGTTGCTGAGATACCGTTGAACCGTGGTCAACTTCAGATCGCGCTCCGACTTATCAATCAAGCCAAATACTTGGGCCTGATCGAGCACCTGCATGGCATCTGAGTTTCGCCCGCGATCATCAAGTGCATTTGCCTGTTGATCAGGCGACCAGCGTTTCCTCGCTCGACCATCTTGGTCTGCGATATGCATGAGTTCAATCCAAGGCATCGCATCCTTCTTGGACGAAAAAACGATGCAGTTTACTGACTTGGGTAGTGGACTCGTTGCGACGGCCGCCTCCAGCGCCCGGATTTTCTTTGCCCGTTCCAGAACGCCTTTTGGAACTTTTTCGGGATCATGAAGCAACATGAGCGCACAAACTCGACGATTGCCCTCCGCCGAAAAGTAGACCTCTGATTTCGACGAACCTTTTCGTTTCACAACACCAAGAAGGTCCATCGGGTTGGTCCCCCCCTTCCGAGCGATATCAATCGCGAGTTCTATTACCCGCTCTTTTTCAATCAGATGGGTAATCGCGGCCTCGGGAGTAAGGAGCTTTCCGTGACGGGGATTTTCGAGGTCCAAATCCAGCTTATCAACCGCAATACGCTTCAAATCACCCTGCTCAGCCATCGCTTCCCCCAAAATCGTACTACCTTCAGCATTTATGTCGAAGCGCGGCTGGAGAGTCTATCCGCTTTAAAATTCCCTCTAAACAGGGCATTTAACCCCGTTTAGAGGCTGCTTTCACATCCTCAAAACCCACTCAGATCGAAGTTTGAGATCAGCACCTCGGCGCGCTCTGGCTGCGCGCCTTTGGCCCCGATGGTGTAGGTGGTTTTCACCTCCTGAAACCGGAAGTTCTTGAAGGTTTCGCGCACCCCTTGAACGTCGTTTAAAGACAGGATGAAACGCCCCTTTAAACGGTCCAGAACACCCGCCAGTTCCTCGAACCGATCGCGGCTGAAGAGCTGCTTGCCGTAGTCGCCCTCGCAGCCCCAATAGGGCGGATCAAGGTAGAACAAAGTGGTCGGGCTATCGACGCGGCGGATGAACTCCGCGAAGTCCAGGCACATCATCCTCTAGGCTTTTTTCCAGTTCATTCGCCGCTTCTTCGCCGCTCATAGCCCATTGAACAAACGCCGCCCCGCCTGCGATCACGGCATAGGTCACGAGGTTGACGGGGTTCAGCATACCCAAAAGCGCACTGCCCAAAGCCTTGACGGCCCCGCCTGCGCCCATCGGCCCGATGACTTGCGTGATCTGGCTGCCCTGCTGGATCGCGAGCTGCAGCGGGTTTTGACCGGCGGCGATCATCATCCCGATGTCATTGAACTGAGATACAAGGTTGCCGACAGATCCGGCTGCACCCTGATGTGCAGCCCCAAGACCTTGCGCGCGCTGGCCAGCCGTCAAGTATTGCGCACCCAATGCGCTCAGGCTTCGCTCAGCCTCTTTCTGCGAAATCACATTTTCCGAAAGGGCGGCATCAACGACCTGAAGCGCCTGCGCATATCGCATCGATGCCGCGTAAAGCGGGTCCAGGGATGCCCGCAATGCCTCATAAGACTGCTTGGCTCCAAGCGCAGCCGGGGTGAGTTTTGCGGTCTCGGCGGCGGCTTCGACCGCGACGGCATGTGCAACATCAGCGACACTCGCCAACTCTGTCTTCAAAGAAGCGACAGCTGGGATCGCCGTTCGGGCCGCATCGGTTAATGCTGGCCCGATCTTGGCGCCATCGGTTGCCGTTGTGACGGCAGCGGTGCCAACGCCTTGCACGTCTACCTTCACCGCCTTCAGGGCGGCGGTGGCCTGTCCGGCGTCGGCCTTCAGCAGCAGCGATAGAGCGAGGGTCATTGCATCCGCACCCGATTTAGGGCGTTCAGCGCCCCGGTTTCGATCATCTGCATCTCCGACCACTGGTCGGGCGTCAGCTTCAGTCCCGCGCCGCGCAGGCCTGCGCGAACGCCCGAATAATCAAGGCCGACCCACATCAGCCCGCCTTGCGCGAGCGAAACCACGCGCCACTGGCTTTCAACGACCAGAAACGCATGCAGGGCGGCGGCGTGAATTTCCCAAAGGCCAATCGCCTCTTCGGGCTGGATGAGGGCGGGGTCGATGCCCCAGAACTCTGCATCGGCGTCTAGCTCGTCATCGCGGCCACTGCCGCGCAACTGCCCTAGCGCCCATGCCTCGCCCGCCCATTTCAGTTTCCCGCTTTGGCTCCGGCCAGCGCTTGCCAGTAGGCCCGGATCAGGCCGATCCGCACATAAGGCGGTGCAATGACCTCCTCGAGCAGCTCGGCCGAAAACGCGACCGGCGCGTCCTGGTCATCAACTACGTCATCAAGGCTCAGAACGGCTTGGCGCAGAAACTCCACCGGTTCCAGCGCGGTTGCCTCCTCGGGCAGCACCTTGAACCGCACAGACAAGGTTTGTGCGATGGTGCCGCCATCGGTCGGCACGTTGATCGTGGCCGTGGTGCGGAAGGTCGGGTGCTTTTGCAGCTTGAAGGTCATTTGGGGCTCCAGACTAAAAAAATGGGTTCAGATCAGGTGATCGCCAGCGTCCACTGGTCGTTGCCCGCGTTTTGCTGCGGGATCAGCTTCAGCGGCCATTCGGCGATGCCTTGGTTTTCTTCGACGCCCGTGGGGCGCTGCACTTGTGCCAAGGGCGCGTTGATCGTGATCCGCGACCCGGCGGTCACGCCGTGCTGCACGATCACCGGCGTCTGGGTCTGGTTGACCGCCAGTTGGAACGGGTTGATCGTGGTCAGCGGTTCGGCCTCGACCGTCATGTCGATGGTTTCGGCGTGGTCTACGAGCATCACGCTTTCCGAGTTAATCAGGAACCGAGTCTCGATCTGGTTGCCCAGATTCATCGCGAACTGCCGCATCACCAGCGAGGTGCCACCAACCGTGAACACCGGCGTGTTGGTCTTGCTGGCAACCAAGGGCTTGCGTTTGCGCAGGGCGATCACCCGGCGCATGATCTTGGTGTCGTAACCCCGGCCCTTGGCCTCGGCGAACAGCTCCTTTTCTTGCTCGCCAATGTCCTTCTTCTCGGCCTCGAGCTGCTCGGCCCGTTCGATGAACTGGCGCAGTTCGTCGGCGGTCACATTGTAGGCGTCGGTCGCATCGGTCATGCCTGCACCCCCAAGATTTCGGACTTGATCTTTTCTGCGGTCTCTTTGGTCATACCCGCCGCTTTGGCGACGGTGTCCACGGCCTCTGTCACGCGCTCAGCCAGCTTGGCGTCTTCCTTGGCGCGGCGGTCTGAGGACATGTTCTGAGCCGCCTGCGCCGCACGGAACGCGTCGGCCAGCGCCTTCAGCTCTTTCGGGGCCACGCCATCAGCGCCATCGCCCAGCATGTGAAGCACGACCGACTTGATCATCTCGCCCGCGATGATGGTCAGATCATCACTGGCCTTGGCATCATGCTTCTGGGCCAGCACCGCCACGATCTCGCGGGTTTCGGTCAGGCGCTTGGACAAGCGCGCCTGCCGGATCGAATAGCGATTGAAGCTGCTGAAGGCCGGAATGTCGAATTCCAACTCGCCGCGGTGTTCGGCCATCAAGGCTTCGCACTTGCCCACGAACTCGGCATAGATGTCGGTCTGGGTCTTTTCCCGATCGGCAAGCTTTGCCGCCGCCCACGCGACAATTCCTTCGGCTTCCGTTGGCAAAAGATCAAACGAGGATAGACGCCCACGGCCCATGGTTCATTCCCCCGGACGGCTGGGGCGGTCGATACCCTCGATTGTGATGGTGCGGCGCAAATGGCGCGCGCCCTTTTCGGTCAGGGTCGCAATCCAGACTGAACTGCCATCAGGCTTCATCAGCGTGACTGCGCCCATTTCGGCCAGCCAATCCAACTCGCCATGCAGCCATGCGCGTGGGCGGTCGATGCCGACTTTGTTATACAGTTCTTTCTGGATGAAGCCGGTATGCAGCCGTTCATCTATCTGAGCGGCCAGAGCCTTCAAAATGACCAGGCGAGCATCGGCGCGGATATCGTCTTCGTAGGCCATAGGTCAGCCCTTCAACAGGTGGTTTTCGTGGCGGCTCACCACGGCTTCGAGGCGTTCCATGATGCCCATGTTGCCCTCCATCTCGGCCCGCATCGCTTTTACGTCGCCCTGCATCTCGACCATGGTCAGCGCAATCCGGTGGACGTCTTCCTTGGACGGCATCGACTTCTGCGCCTGCTCGAGGCTGCTCAGCCGTTGGCCCTGCCCTTCGATCATGCTGGCATGCTGGTCCAGCTTGGCCGCGTTCCGTTTCGACGGGCCGGAAAAGATGTTCCACATCACGACGCCAAGGTTCGTGAAGGTCAACATGACCAGCGCCCAGAGGTTCAGCACCTGGACGGACGTGTCAGCAGGGGATGCCGCGACAGTTTGCACGATCTCGTTTGCCACCGTCATTTGCCCACCCACTTCCCGACCACGTCCTTGATCGTGTGACCGCCCATATAAAGGCCCATATAAAGCCCGCTTAACTGGATCAGGTCGTTGAACGGCATCGGCGGCAGGGCAATGCGCCAGACTGCGTTAGCGACGTGCAGAACAATCGAGTTCCAGAGCCACAACAGCCCGATCAGATACATGCCGAGCGGACGCCATGCCCGCGCCCAGAGCGGCTCATCCTGCTCAGCGGCCAGCGTCGCCAGCTGCAGTTGCAGGTCGCGATCATAGGCGGCGACCATATCAGGCGCGGCCCGTTCGACTTCGCGCATGGCATCAATGACCCGACCAGGTGTTTCGGTCGCCATGGTCTCGACCTTATCGACGCTGACACCGGCGCGGGTGGCGATGGCCTGCACCACCTGGGCGACCAATGCGCCGTCGCGGTCGCCCAGCTTTTTGCCGATGATCTTTTCAACCATCGGCATCCCCGCCTTCACGGCCAGCTCGAGTAAAATTGCCGACATCAGAAACTCCGAAGGAAGGCCGCGATGCGCGGCGAAATGCGGTTGAGTTTGGCAGCGACTGTGTCGCGGTGCCGGTAAAGATAAACGCCAGCCAAACAGACCCCCGCCACGACCAGCGCGGCCTGGGCATAGGGGATCGACAGCAGCGCATCAGTGATGTCGGATTGCCCTGCGGGCACCGCAGCCCCCGCGCCGGTCGCGGCAACGGTCGTGCCGGTGACCTTCGCCTCCGAGCGCGCATTCAGGCGGCGCTGCAGCGTCGTCAGCGTGGCGCGGCCAATGACGCCGTCCACGGTCAGGCCATGATCGCCCTGGAAGCGCATGACGGCATCTTTCAACACCGAATCCAGCATTGGACCTGGCTGATAGCCCAGCGATTGCAGCGCCTCGCGGGCCGCAGCCTTTTCAGTCGATGTCAGGGGGATGCCCCAGCGGGCAAACATAGGGGACGGCACAGAGGAAGGGGTTGCAGAGCGATAGGTACGATCGAAAAGCATTGCGGCTTCGCGTTCGCGGCGCGTTGTCAGACTGGGCAGGACTTTGCCATCACTCTTGTTCCATTGCATCAGGCTCATGGCGATGTCTTTCCGCCCAACCTTGGCCAACCAAAGCTTGACCCAAGATGCCGATTTGATTGCGCCCGTGTTCCAGTGGAATGAAATGCCCGCATCAAACTCGTGCTGCTTGGGGCGCTCGACCGCTGCAGGATTGTGCCGACGTTGTCGGTGATCTCGGCCACTTCAAAAAGCTTCGAAGCATAGCCATTGCGGGTTGATGTCCAGCTCACTGTGTCCAGCGGCTCCAGCACCGCCGCGTCCGGCGGCAGCGTCAGGCCATGGCGGCGGTAGCGGCGCTCGTCGGTGATGTAAGAGTTCATCAGGCGCTGCACCTGATCGGGGTATGGGCAGGCAGGCAGATCCAGCGTGGTGACGCGGCGGTCGCCGTCCTCGGCCTCCCAGGTGGCGTTGTAGCGCGACGGTGCCGCCTTGGCTTGCCAGACAGCCCCCGGGTCGGGGTATTTCGCGTCGATGCCGTTGAAGCGCTGATCGGCCTGCACAAACGGCTGATAGTCTTGCGGCGCGGTGACGATCAGATCGTCGTCGGTCAGAAACAGCACCGGCAAGCCCGGCCCGCCGACCCTGATTTTGAACTCGCCGCCCACTTCGGCCAACTGGCCGGTGCAGCCCTTCATCAGCTCTTCCAGCACCGCCGCAGGCTCGGCATCGACCCGCACCTCGTATCCGGCCTGATACTGCGCCACTGCCGGTGTGCCGATGGTGGTGTCGCATTCGTTCATCGCGGTGAGCCGTGGCATCGAAGATGCTGTTGGTGACTTGGAGTGTGAATGTTGCGGAGCAACTATCATGCATCAGGACGCCGTCGACGAAGATGGCGCGATAGCCTGCCGGTGCCAAAGTTGCGAGTTTGATTGGCAGAAATACTGGCGTACCTACGGCGATACGGAAGCGAATTTCGAGTTGTCGCGCTAAAGGCCGCTGACTAAGCCGAGGTTTTGATCGGCGCATCGACATCTTAGGCCGAGTCCAGCGCCGGAGGCGTATTGATGAAACCACGCAGATCAGACAGGCGGCTGACATAGCCCCGGCAAACCTGTCGCCTAGTCGGTCCGGCTGCCGAACGTAATGCATAATCACCGATGCCTATGTATCGCAAACATCCAGGTGTGCCGGCCATCCGCAAGCGTGAAAGGCGCCCCAATCAGGTTTTGCGGAACAGCCTGAAATAAATCCATTCCGGCAAAAAACGCGAGGTCAGAAACAGCCACGAAAACGGGCGCGGAAA